CGATCTGTTGCCGGTACTGGAAGCCGTAGTGCTCCATGAGGTGAGCTTGGAACGCCTGCATGACCATCGGGGCCTGAGGATTGTTCTGCATCATCTGAGCCGTCATCGGGTCGTTGATAAACGCCTGATGGACCGCAATGTGCGCCTCATGGTTCTGCTCGACGAAAGCCTTGGCCGGCTTGCCCTTGATGACCTCCATGTTCTCACTGACCGGATCCGTCGGCTTCAGTGCATCCTCGGTCTCGATGATCTTGTCAACGTCCTTGATGCCCATGACCCGAAGCATCTGCTTGTGCAGAATCGGAAGGTTGTAGATGTTGGGCGCCATCTGAGACAGCTGAATAGCTGACTGGTACTGAATGATCCGCTGCGCCATAGTCGACGAGTTGGGGTCCGATACCGGCACAATATCCGTCTGTTCATAATCCGACCGCTTGGCTGCGTAGGTCGGCACGCCCGTGGTGGCCGTGGGGTAGCTGTAGTACGGCGCCGTGTAATCCTTGATGAGGTCCGCAATGAGCTTGAACTCCTGCGACATGGACACATGGTTGCGGGCCTGAATAGCGGACATGACCTTGAGCGTGCGCTCCAGAATGGCCAAGGTGGTACCCACCGGAGCCTCTCCGTTCATGTCCGAAATCTTTACGTCCGCCGTAGCCGCCAGACGCCGACCTTCCTCGACCACTTCCTGCAGCAGGGCTGCCAGCGTCTGAGAGGGCTCCTTGTACGGCAAGGGCATCAGGTTGTCCCTGAGCGTGCCCGACGCAATGTCCACGTCTCTCCACTCACCCGGCATGATCGGCGTATCGTCACCCTTGACGCGAAGACCGTTGGTCTTGAGGCCGCCCGGAAGGTTCGAAAGAGTCCCTGCATCCACCAGCTGACGCAGAATGGACGTGGAAGCCGAAGCAAAATTACCCAGAAGGTGGATCAGACCAAAGCCGTAGAACCCAAACCCGGGGATGTAGGTGTAGTGAACGATATGCTGCAGCGGCTTCTTTTTTTCGTCGTCCTCGGCCCAGTTGCGCCGAATGGCCAGAATGTCCCCTGAGCTCTCCAGCATGGTGACGATGTACGGCACCGCAATGTCGTTCTCCGACTCTCCGTAGGAGTCATCCTCAATCACGAGGTAGGTGTGCATCTCCAGCAGCGTGTAGCGGTCATCGTTGACCGGGCTCAGCCCCTCGGCTGAGTCAATACGCTTCTTGACCGGAGAGACCGACTTCGACGGCTCGCCCAGCTTGACATCCTTGTAGAACCCCGCGACCTGCAGCTTGCGGATCTCGTTCTTGGTCTTGCGCATCACATGAGTGATTCGCGGCGCGGTCATCAGATCAGACGCCCCATAGGGCACCACGATATCTTCCGCCGGGACGAACACGGACGTTGGGCGACCAAGGTTCTCGTCGTAATAGACTTTCTTGAACGCCGACCCGAACAAAGACTCTGACCACAGCATGCGCTCGTGCTCAGGCCTGAATTCCGTCATTTTTTCCGTGAGGTGGTAGTTCATATCGTCTACCACTCTTTGCGCCGCCTCCTCGATCTCAGGCGTCGTAGCGCCGACAATCTTGGCCTTCACAGGACCCTGAGCCGGAAAAGTCTCGGAAATCATCTCCGACTGGAACCGAATGGCCGCTTCCGTCAGCAGGGGGTGGTACACCCCACAGGCACCGTTCCATGGCTCGGCACGATCCTCCATCTTGAGACCCAACAGGTCCAGACCATCCTCAATGGTCTTCTCCCAGTCGCTACGCGACGCACGGTCGTTGCCGTAGTCCTCGGTCAGATCCGAGGAAAGAGAGGCGAGGAACGAGTCCTCCAGCGTCTCTGCAAGGTTGGCGTCGAACGCCGGCTCCGTCAGCTCACTGAGAATGTCCATGGCCTGACCGATTGCATCGGCAGGATCCGTACCCGGGTCCGCTTCAATCTCGATCTCAAGGTCTGCGGCATCCAGCGGATTGGTTGAGGAAAGAGGGCTTACGGGCTGCGGAGGAGCCATCGGTTTATCTATCATTGTTCAGAACCTCTTCCAATTTCTGTTTGTAGTGCAGCGCCTTGTTTGCGTCCTCAAGGGGATCTCCCTTGCTACCTGCGCGCATAGCGTACTTGATGTAATTGCCCTTCAGGAACCCAATAAACTCTTCGCGAGAGAGCACGACTTCCATAACGTCCCACGGTTGAATGGGCATCGCCTTGTAGTGAGTGCCACCGACTTGTCTTTCGTTTGCTGGAAGTTGTTCCATAAACATCAATAGTACCTCGCTTTCTGTACTTTGTACCGAATTTCGTCTTCCCACGAGTCTTGTTTGTCCAATTTCGTGGAAACGAAGCCTCCTTTGCGGAAACGGGAGATAGCCTGAGACGTGGTGTCCACATAGTCGTCGTAACGCCCTGCGGGAAACGACGCAATTTCTTCGATGACCTCATCCGCCCACCTTCGGCTAGGAGCCCATACTCTACCAGACGAAAAAATGTCCACAACCGCGTTTAATCGGGCGATTTTGTCGTTCGACACGCCCACGGCACCCCTCACGGGGGTGAACTCCTGCACCGGAACGCCCATTCTTCGAAATTCGAAGATCAAAGGGGCTCCAGAAGCCTTCTTTTCGATAATAACCGAGTCAGGCTCGTGCTCAAGGTAGAGGTCTAGCGCTTTTCGCTTCAGATCGGGGAATTCCAGCTTCGCTCGGTAGGCATCCAGCAGGATGATATGGGCATTATCGTGGTCTTCGTGGTTGGTAAACACGCCCCAGAGGGTCATTGCCGAGTAGTCGGCGCTGTTTTTGGCCTCGAATGCGCAGTCCCAACTCATAATCGTGTATTCACACGGAGGCGGATCGTCCTTTTCCCACCGATTCCACCAGTCTCTCTTGATGATGGCGGTCTCATCCGAGGTCGGATTCTGCTGGTACTGGGCATTCCACTTGCTCAGGTCGTTGATTGACGCTTTTGTCGCTTCAAGCTCCTCGATCGCCCAAAATTCAGGCCAGAGCGGACGGCCAGAAGGCAGAATAGCCGGGAATTCGAACACTTCCCACTGATCGGCACCCTTGTTTGCGGCCGAATTTTCCGTGATTTGGCCTGTGAGGTCTCGAAGAGACCATCGTGTCTGCACGATAACAATCGCACCGCCCGGCTGAAGACGCTGACGGGGGCCTGTGGTGTACCAGTCGTAGACCTTATCGTAAATACCGGGGTTAAATTTAGCTTGTAACGCCTCGGCTTCCGTATGGGGGTCGTCAATAATACATAGGTCAGCACCGCGACCAGCAAGGGCGGCACCAACACCAGTAGCATAATAGTCACCGTTGTGGTTTGTATTCCATCGACCAGCTGCTTTCGAGTCTGCGCGGAGCTCCACATCGGGGAATATCTCTTTATAAACGTCGGTGTCTAGTAGGTTTCGAACCTTACGACCAAAGCCTTCTGCAAGTTCTGCAGTATTAGATACCTGCATTACCTTCTTTGACGGGGCACGCCCTAGGAACCATGCCGGGAACAGATATGAGGCGAATTCTGACTTGGTGTGTCGCGGAGCGAGGTTGATAATAACGCGTTTCTTACGCCCCTCAGCTATATCCTCGAACAGCTTGGCGATTCTACGGTGATGCTCACCTTCGATGAAGTCGGGCCACTGGGTCTTCACAAAGGCAATGAAGTCTAACCGGGCCTTATCGCGCACCTCGCGCTTGTGTATCTCGTCCAGCACTTCTGACAGGACAATTTTCTCCTCTTTCGAGGCGAGCTCCATGGCTCGATAAATGTCCTCTTTTGTCAGCTCACTGAACAGAAATCACCTTTTCGTCGCGGGCAAGGATGCTGTGCACCTTGTCGAACAACAACGACTTCAACTCGTCCATGGACTTGCTGCGCACATCCATTACCACGCGCTCTTCGGACAGGCCTGCGACCGAAGTCTTGGCGATCTTGTCCAACGCCTGCAGGGATATTTTAGGGTCCGGGTCGAAGGAATGCTTGTACAGCATGGTCATCGTATGTTTCTGCCACGCACGCCGATCGTCGAGGTCCGGCACCCCATAGGAGGGTTCTTCTTCGGGCGCAGAAAGGACCTCCCGCAGGGGTGGGAGGGGTGCTTCAGAGAGGAGGTCATCGTGAAACGTAAACATGGCGGATGTATACCACGGAAATTTCAGGAGGTAAAGGGGGAGGTATGGATGTTACCCGGGGGGTCATTATGGAGTTTACAGGGTGTAGGGGGGTCGTAATATGTCGGCGTAGAAAATTTTTGGTCTATGGGTGTCTGGAATATAAACGGGTACGCGCGATGGAACCAGCTGGCAAAAAGGGGGGTCCCCCCGTCAAACCCCCACCCCCTAAAATAATGCCCTAGTATTTGACTTTTAACCGTAGCTATTTTAGACTGTACCCACGTCGAAGCAATCCTGCCTAGACGTCTTTAACACAATAAGGTGTAACATGATTGATAGCATATTTAGATTCCTAGTTAATGCTTCACTTATCATTGGAGTGTTGTTCATTATGTGGAAAGCGATTGACGCTTTGTTTACTGCTATTCATAACATTGGAGGATAAGGCAATGACCGATTCATTCTACTATGACGCTACTGTCTACGCGGGCGAGGATAACATTCGCGAGCGTACCGGAGTTGGCGTTAAGCCACCACGCGGTAAGGAGTACTACACTTGCCTTAGGGCTTTGACTGGGCAGATCATGGAGTACTGCTTCATTCACTCTATGATTAAAGGTACGGATACGTTCCAAGTGGAAGTGACAGAGCACGGACCCGACGGACATCTTCGTCGTTGGTCTTTCGACATAAAGGAAAGCGAAGTTAATCACTACGCTTAACATTCACAGCACAGGGACGTGCGACTTACTGAGGATAAGATGATGAAGAAATATGCCCTAATCACTGAGGATAAGACTATAGACAGCAAATACGTTGTTGTGTTCTACGACAATGAGATCGAAGATTACACAATCATTGGTCCGTTCGATACTGAGGACAAAGCGAACGAATGGGTCGCAGGATACAAAGTTCCTGTAACCGTATGGGTCACGACCTTGATCGGCCCTAAAGAGATTGACTAACACTAAGCCCCGCTTCGGCGGGGCTTTTTTATGTCTATAGATAACACAACGGCTAAAGAAACCAGTTCTCTCGCGCGCGGCGCGCCCGCTTCATTTAATATACAACGACACATTTAGATCCGTCTAACCTTTGACATACACACCTAGCTAGTTCATAATGGCTTCACGTTGAACGCAATCCTGCTTCAACGTCTTTAACCTTAACCAATATAGGTACACACAATGGCAACAAAAAAGCCTGTTACTAAAAAGCGTCTTTCTAACATTCTTTCTGGAGACGTATTACCTCCAGTAAGTCCTATTGAATTACGACTTGGTGTAGTCCAAGCGTTTAACAATGCGGTTGATCTTCAATCCGCAATGGTGCAATCAATTGACGTGCTCAACATGGCAATTGGTAACATTGTTCAAGCCGGGATCGACTTGGGCAAAACTAAAAAGCCGGAAAAAGGTGAGAAGCCTGATCCTAGCGTGTCGTTCCTAAATGCTATGTGGTTCGACTTTGTGGAGTCTGGACGTTATACGGTTGATACCGCATATCAAAACACCATGCTGATCCGTTGGTGTGCAATCAACAAATTGCGCGTCATGCCCGGCTTGGTTAATTACAATGCGTTTCGTAAGACTGCGCTATCTACTGGCGTTCCATCGTTGGAAGATCCGACGAAGTTTGTGAAGGTACTAGAAAATGGCACTACGAAGGAAGTCAAACCGTCCAAGTCAAAGGGCAAGTCGGCTTCCAATGGCGCACGTTCCAAGCGTACTGATAAGCCGGCATGGGACGGAATCATTCTAGCTAGTACGCAAGAGGGTTTCGGGCAAGTCATGCGACTGTTAGCGTCTGAGGTCGACTTTGAAGGTGATGATGATGAAAGCCTGATCGATAGCATATACGACACGTTGGTGTCGCATTATGACGTGCTAGAACGTGACGGCGATAAGATCAAGGTTAAAAAGTAAACCTTGATGAGAGGCCCCCGAGAAATCGGGGGCCTTTTTTTGTGCCTATAGTTTGGCGTATACGTTTTGATATGCACGATTGGGCTACGCTGTAACATAACGACAGCTAGGCCCAAAAGGAAACCAGTTCTTAGCGCGGCGCGACGTGGAGGGCCATAATAAATCGAGCGGGTTAGACCGTCTAACTGGAGTTTATCGACATACACATATTTTGCTTGCGTCGCGCGGTTCTGCATGAAAGTGCATAAGCTCTGGAGGCCTCGGCACAAGCGGGATTTTTCTTTTTTCTCTCTTATTATTATTATATTTTAAAAGATATATATATAAGAGAGTACATTGATGAGAGAATTTCTTCAATTTTGAATTTATCGACATACCGACATCATTTATTTTAAGTATTACTCCGAATTTCTCTCTCTCTCAATATTAGTCTATGCCTTCCTACATACATATCTTGCATAACACAATAAATTTCCTCTCCCTCCTCCCCTCAACCCCCGTCACACAAGCCTCTCACATCTTATCCTCAGTTAGACAATATAACCAAACAGCACATCAAACCTTGTAAGTCCATAAAATTTTAGCCTGTTTATGGACAACTTGACATCATTTTTCAAATAGTTTACTCTGCAATCTCCGAAATCAACCCCAACCCTTCAGGAAAACATAATATGCAGACAGAATTCTTCCTTCGAGGCGCAATTGACGAAGAGCCACCTTTCCTCAACGGAGATCGACCAGACCCAATTTCAGCCTCATTCTATCGTGCCCAAACATCGTTTTGGTATCTCACACCCGATCCAACCTACGAGACTTGCCCTCAAGTTGACCTCGACCACACCTGTAAATCAGGCGACGTAATTACACCAGAGACTCAATATAAATCGTTGTGGTTCTATAAACCAGAGTCCAAAGAGCTTCTGATCCCCATTCAAAATGCCCGTCACATCGTCGCTCAACTGTTTAGAATAGACCTTCCGACTGAGGTAGCTCAGGAATGGTTGCGCACGTTAGAGTTCAGCAAGCGATACGTGAAGGCAGAGACGTGCTCTTTATATGCAGGTGTCAAGTTCGAAGGATGTGAACCTATCTCACCCAAGATGGCACGTTGTATTGTGCTTGACCTATCTCAACCAGACGAGCGCGAAGTAGCCAACGAAGATTGGTACGAGATGCAGGACAAGGCGAAGGCAGGTGATATTCAATTTGCCAAACCCTACGAGTGGCGCAAGAGAAAGAAATTCCTTTCTTCAGAAGCCTACGGCTACGCCTCCGAGTTAGACCGTCTAACCAGAGCCAATGGTTCTGCATCCCTACAACACGCGAAGATATCAACAAAGCGCAATGCCCTTGCAAGACAGGCTCAGGCTACACGACTGGCCAAGCGATATGGCAAAGGAACCCCTGAGTTCGAACGGGCCATGCAGGACTATGACAATGGAGTGCGGAGACCAAGAGGACGGCAGGACGAGGAGCTTCAGCTCAGGCAGAACACGCAGATCAGAGTGTCTAATTATATTCAGAAGCTGGCACACCCAGAGGTGAACTTATTCTATGGTGATCTGGCAGGGGCCAGAAGATCAGGGGACATTCGCGAATCGAATGCACCTATCGTGCACACCTCATCGCTCCTTGCCCCAACTCGATTCCATACAGACCTAGCACAAGCCTCATACGACGTAGCCAATCGACCCCTAGCGTGGGCAATCAATACAAGAGAAGTTCGTGTGCCCATAGGATCTTCAACCACCAACGAGTACTACGAGGTGCGCACCCAGATCACGCAGGTGGCTATTGTCGAGCGCACGCTCTCCCTTGAGATGGCTAACTATTCACAGGCCATGCACTACGTCACCACACGCAGGGAGAAGAACCCCGTCACGCACCACATGGACATGGTGGCTGTGTTTGACATTGACCATATTGCATCGGGGAAACTCAAGGCCAGACGGCCCTCGGAGAAGCCCACGCTACAGGCCCAGTTAGACGCTCTAACCGCTAAGGTGGACAAGCTCGGCAAGGCCTTCCATGCCCTGATGGGGGTCATCAAGGAGATGAACGATGGCAAGTAAACCAATAGTATGTGCATGGTGCACGTCTAACATAGCTCTTACCCCCATAGTGTTTCCTTTGGAGGACTTGCAGAAGGCTAGGCTAGGCGATGAAGGTAACGCTAGGCGTGGTTGGGTGTGCCCTAACTGTGTTGACATAATGCGTAATATGGAAGTCCTTGATTACACCATCGGTTCTCCTAAGATGTATAGCCTGTCCAGCAGTGACATGACAGAAGAAGATATGGGTAAATATGCCATGCTAAAGTTAGTCAAGCAAAATACCCTTCGCCGTGAAATAGGCATGCGCACATGGTTATTCACCATGATATTTACATCGGAAGATGCAGAGGAACGGGTTTCGCAGAGCGACACCCCCGTCGACAACGGAGATCCCCATGCCTGACAAAAAGCAATGCTGTGGTGATCGTTGCTCCAACTCGCGTGTCACGTTCGAGGATGCGGTGATCGTGGAGTTAATGCAAGAGCTTAGGAACATCCTAAAGCGGCCTCCGGGGTACTATTTCGGGTTCTACTGCCAGAACTGCCGGGACGAGGACGCGAGGATGTACGGCATCCTCAAGGAAGAAGGCCGGTTAGACCGTCTAACTGGCCCTAGGGTTGACAATAAAGACATGGCATTCCTAGAGATCGAGGAGGAACAATTCCCTTCCCATGCTCAAGAGAGACTGGCCATGATGCGCTTAACCCCGGAGACGTTCTACCACCCGGACGTGGGGATAAAAGGCAAAGGAACGATGATGGTGTATTGCAAACCGCCTGTGTTAGACCTTGGAGGAGAAGATGGCAATGGCAAAAGTACCTAGATGCGCGTGGTGCTCAAGTGTACAGAAACGACTGCACCCAGTAATTGTTACCTATAAAGACGTGATACTTGCATGTCATACGTGTACGTTGTGTTACGGTGAGCAAATAACCCACCAGTGGTTAGATAAGTACCCAGAAGATATGTATTGCACAAAGCTACCTTCCGTGGAAGCACTACCAGAATACATACAAGAGAGGATGGCTCTAGTTAAACTGTCTAAACCATGGGTGTTCATACCCAATGTAGGAATTAAGACTGGCCCATGTGACATTATTCTAGCCCGTGCTAACCCTTGACATACGCATCTGGGTATGCTAAAATATACGCAGTATATTGGTGATTGACGCAACGCGTACCTTTATACGACCTGCCAGTTAGATGATCTAACTAGCCTTTAACCAATCGTGGAGATAGATATGTATTCCTTATCGGATCACATCAAGTTGTGCCGTCCGCTCAATGACGCGCAGATCATGCACCTCATGCAGTTACTCGGCAAGGGCTGTCGCAGACAGACCAAGGAGAAGTTAGAGCGGCGTCTCACGTTCGCTCACATTCAACAGAACCACGGCATCTATACACGCCTCATGGTGTTCCCCAACGTGCAGTATGTTGCGGGTCAGGACTACCCCGGCGAGATCGCCACGGTACGTAAGTGTCTATTGGGTTAGACCGTCTAACTGGAGAATGACGATGACAGAAAGAGGACACGCAGAGTGGGACGCCATGCCCCACAAAAAGCGAGTGAACGCGGTAGCAACGATCTTTGCTTGCAAGGACAAACCTAACATAGACCTTCTGTGCCGTGAGCTTTACATGGTCAAGTGGATAACTGAGCATCAGGATGAGTTGCTTAAAGAAGTCACGAGAATAAGTAAGAGGCTATCTAAATGAACAAGAACCCCTATGAGTTTGACCCTAACGATCTCATGCCCTACGAGGAGTGGCAGAAGCGTCGAGCGGTGAGCTTGGCCATGTACGCGCTGATGTTCAAGAGCGACGTGGACCTAAACCATTTGCCCAAGGACGCTATTCAGTTTTGGACTAACGAGGAGAATGACAATGATTGATATCGACGATA